TTAGTGCTTTTCTAGTATTTCGCGCTTGTAATTCTTATCATTCTTAGTTTTACCAATCATTGTACTTTGAGGGATGATAGCGGCTAGCTTACCTCCTGTTTTCATATATTCTAACGATTCTTTGATAAAGCTGATTTCTGACAAATGGCTTAAATTTTTAGTCTTAGCCTGTGAATAAGGTGGGTTTAGTAATATTTTGTTTATTTTATCTTTATAATATTCTTTGTCAACATGAAAAACATCATCTCTTCTTAAATTGCTTTTACCATCCCCACGTAAAATCATGTTAGTTGTAGCAGTTGTAAACAAACTTTGAGTTAATTCAATTCCGTGTATTTGATTTTGCTTTATACTTTTAATTTCTTCTTTTGTATCCGCTAGATTAAACATCTTATTCATTGCAGTTACTAGAAAACCGCCAGAACCGCAACAAGGATCTAAAACAAAATCAGTATGATTAATACTAATAAGTTCGCACATTAAATTGGTAATGTGTCGGGGGGTTAACACAATACCCAATGCATTTCCGTCATTACCACCATATTTTACAAATTCACCATAAAAACTACCAAGAATATCCATATCATTATGCACAAACTTATTTTTTAGTTTTACAGAAAAATACTTTAAAGGTGTCATATTTAATTGACTATGGATACGGTTTAACTTCAAATCATTCTTTATAAACATAAAAGATTCTAATATTTCCCCATTTTTTGCTGGTCTTATATCTGCGTTTTGTTTTAGATACATTTGAACAGCATTATAAATCTTGTCTCCGTCCCTTACTCCCTCTTCTTCTAATCCAGTCAACATATCTAAATTAAATATTTCATCTCTATTTTCTAATGCTAATAAAATAGCTGATACTACCGAGGCTTTACGCTCACTCTCTAACGAACCATAATTGCGTAAATCTTCATGTATTTGTGCTGCAAATTTTTTCACATCTTGAACTTCTATTTCTTCTTTAGTCAATTCGCCTAAAACAGACACTTTATAAATTTCTGTAATGTGATCAGGATGTAACTCTTTCATACTTTTTGTATTTGTAATAAATTTACATTGTCCATTGTCTACGTAGTATATTGATATATGATTTGTGTGCCCATCACCTGATGCACCAACAGCAAAAACCTTATCAATTATATTTGTATATTTAATTATGTGTTGTGCATAATGCACTGCGCCATTAACTGCATACTCTTTCAGTATTTCTGATGAATCTAGTATTAATTCGCCTCTTTCAGACTTCATTTCATGCTTATGTATATCTTTTTTGTCTTCAACAACAACTAAAAATTCATTGCTGAAAAATAAAAACTCTGGTTTGCCTATTTTCCCACTTAAACTTTTACTTGCTGTTTTTAACGCTTCTGCTATTTCAACATTGCTGCTTTGTTGTTCATCGTAACTTACACCTAAACTTTCAATTTCTTTTCTCATAAATTGATCTATGCCAGTTTTTTCGTTCATTTATATTACCTCATTTTATTACATGTATAGCATTATTGTAGCATTTATAACGATTTTTAGACATAAAAAATAGGCAAGCACCGAAGTACCTGCCTGCTACTCACAATTTCAACTTGAGAGAGAGATGTTGAATAAAGTATATAGAAATAATACCACAGTTATTTTTTAATGCAAATAAAAAGGCGAATGCATATAATGCACCCGCCTAGAAAAGGCTCACCACAATTTTATATTAACTGATTTCTACCCATAAGTCACCTAATATCTGAGTAATTAGATTTCTTTTCGAATCATAGCCTATTATAAAATCCACGGTATCTAGGAAGTAGTTTATTCGCTAGATTGCGAAGCTACTAATTTAACCGTGTGTTTTTCCCAATCAATTTCATAAATTGATGTGTGTGTTGCTCTCTTTTGATTCTTAATATTATAACCTATCCAGTGCAAGTTGTTCCAAAAATTTTCATACCGATCCATTTCTCTTTGATAAGTCACTTTAATTTTAGATTTTTTAACATCCTTTTGTTTGTGAGAAAGTACGCTTATAAATTCTGGATTGAAATTACCACGTGCTAATATGGGCATTTGATGTGTTGGTAAGAAATTTTGATTAGCATTCGAGCTACTCTGTCTGCCACCTAAAAATAGTTCGTTTCCATATAATGAATCACTACTATCTCTGCCATATGGTCCCCAACCATTATTCATGATTTTATGTGCCTCGACACCCCAGCCGATTGATTTATGATTTGTTTTCCTATCAATCGTAGTTCTGTAGCTTTCTTGCTTATAATTAATCGTTTCTGAAAATGATTTTGACCCATTCAATCCACCAGTTAATCCATTTATTATATTAATATCTCCGCCATATGAATAACCTAATGTTTGTTGAACTTGAAATTCTTCATTTTGATTTTTAGGCGCGTAGTCAACAATATTTACAGAATCTTTGGACTCCGAGCTAACAAAAACATTATACTTAGCTCCCCAATAAAATTGTGAATTTATACTACTATCAGAAGTGGGTTGGGTATAGCCTGAGTAAATGTTTCCGGCAGCTTTTAGTATTAATGTGTCTTTATCATAACTTTTGTCTTTAATAAAATTAAAAGTTAGAATTTGAGAAATTTTTAATTTGTCAGAATCTGATGTAGCAGTCGTTTTGTACAAAGTGATTTTGTCATCCACTTTTTTCTCGCTGACAGGTGTGATATGTTGAGCTGCATCAACTGTATTTGATAGCATGATTAATGTAATTGATGTAGCGACTGATGATTTGACTATATTCTTAAATTTCATATTAGTTGTGCCCCTTTACTTTAATTTCGTACGTTTTCCAATTCACTTCATATTTGACCACAAAGTTTCTGTTTACAAATTCATTATGTTTTCTTTCTGGATAAAGACCAAGTTTAGGAAGGTAGGTTGCATAGGTAACATCCATATTTCTACCGTAAGTAATTTCAAATTCGCTCGTATCGCCTGAATCTTTTTCGTGAGATACTGTCGCGATAAAAGACGGATTAAATCCACTTGTTATTAAAGGGGGCAATTCATTATCGTCTACAAAATAGTCTCTAGCATTAGGTCCTCTTGTCGTATTTCTTATAAACAATAATTCATCGTAAGCAGACCATCGATGCCCTGCTATAACAAAAGAATTTGCTTTAACCCCCCACTTAATAGTTTTTGAGCTTTGTTGTTCAACTTCGCTGACATAACTCTTTTGGGAATATTTAATACTCTTAGAATAATTAAATGATCCATTTCCGCCTATAGATGGTGCTGACTGGAATTTACCTCCAATGTTATATCCTAAAGTTTGACCAACATCAACTGTTTCTATTTTATTTTTAGGAAGATAATTGATTAAGCTCGTATTTTGGTCTTTTGATGTAAGACCGATATTATATTGAAATGGCCAAACCATTCTTTTATTTGCTCTATTTTGTTTAACATCATTGAAAGTTGTCCTAGAATTGATAAAACCTTGCATCTTAATAATTAATGCGTCTTTGTTATATTTTTTATCTTTTACGAAATCAAATTGGACATTTTGTGTTACACCCCATTTCCTACTACTTACATCTTCCGTACGTTTAATCACTTCTGCATCGTCGCCAATATCTTCTGCATTAGTAGTAGCCTTAGAGCCTTGAAATGGTGTAGCTATAGGGACAATTAGACCTAGCGACAAAGTTGTAACTAATAATTTTCTCTTAAACATAGTTTCACTTTCTTTCTCTTTATATTTTTAATACAAATTTATACTATTACATAATTCATAATTATATAATTAAAAATTTATTAAAAATTCAATAAGGTTAATAAATCTCTAAAATAGTATTGTTACACCCAAAAAACATTCAAACACGATCAATAATTAAAAAAGTTCATTATAGTTGTATAGAAATATACCTGAAAAACATTGTATTTTTAATGCTTGTTAATTTTTTAACTATAAAGCCTATACGAATATTAAATTCAATATACATTAAAATATTTGATTTTTCTGTTAAACAAGAAAATTACATAAAATTAACTATTTATTATCTTTTTATTAACTGCGCGTTTTCAATAAACTTCTTTCACAATCAATCTTTCATGCCATACCCACTCATTATGGTTGTTCCAGTAAATACGGCACCAACCATCTATAATTTCAAACACATATATTAATGTTCCAGGCGCATATATAGCCTGTCCAACATCGAATCTATAGTTAGTACGATTATCACCGTATCTAGTGGCTGAAGTAGCACCTAAGCCGTCGATTTTCGCATTAAAATAAGCACCTTTTGACCATTTAAGGTTATAAGGCGCTTTACTTCCAACTGTTATTTTACTTGCAAATTTACCGACTGCTTTTTGAGCAGGTGGTTTAACTTTATTTGTGATCTTATTCATTAAGCCCTCACTTTTATACTTAGGTCTAATAAAGTGAGTACAGCCGTAATAATTATCCCAACGTAACTTTGCAGGCGTATTTGCGTTACCGTCATAGTTCTGTTCCAAAATTAAAAATTGATTTGTATTACCACCATTAAACACTAAACCAATATGACCGTATTGTTTATATATTCCTTTGGTAAATACAGCCACATCACCTATTTGTGGAACAAACGATGGTGTGTTTTCATATACTGTTGCCATGTTTTTAAAATCGTTATTGATTGCATCTTTTGCATTTCCCCACATTCTAATTTCTAACAACCAATAAATGTAATCAACTGCTAAATCTGCACATTGGTAACCATACCAACCGTCAAAATCAATATACCTACCTTGATACCAACGTAACCTTGCTCTTGCTTCACTGTATGTTTTCATTATTTTACCTCCTAGTATTTTCTACTTGGTTCTTCATATTCTAAAGCTTGGTGGCTATCACCTATACCTTTAGTAGTCGGGTCTTGAATCACACCAGTTAATACTAAAAACCCTAATATAGCGTTTAAACCGTCTGTTAATTGCTCTGTATAAACTTGAATATCATACCCAATAGCTTTTGCGATGTTTTGAGCAAATAAAAAGATAGCTGACAATATCGCTACCCAAAATGATTTTTGTTTCATTCTAATTTTCCAATTAATCATATTCTTATCTCCTTTTATCCAAAATAAAAAGACGACTAATAAGCCGTCTATTTGATATTTATATTATGGTGTGTTAATTTATATATAGAAAAAGGCAACATGCGCAAACATGTTACCTTAATGAGCCCGTTAAAAAGACGGTGGCTCAGTTTTGAAATTATTATAAAATAACCATTAACCGTCCAAAGTTGTGATGGTTATTTTTTATGGTTTAATTTAACGATTGCGATGACTAAACCAAGTAAAGCAACGATAAACATACCGAAACTAAACATTAAATTTAGTGCATCAACAACAGATACCACAAAGGCGTCTCCTTTCTAAAGATTTCAGTAATGCCACCATAGGCACCACCTCCTTATACTCAGATAGCCACCATCTATCCAACTTGCTCACTTTTGTATATTACCATAATCACAACAATAATAAAAAGCCAGTGTCAAAGCACTGACCTTTAAAAATTACTTACATTTACCAAACCAAAAACACGTCCAGAAACTGTAACCTAAAATTCCTTTAAGCATAGTAAACACCTCTCTTATATACCCATAAGCATACGTAATAATGCTATAATTAGCGACCCAAATATTGTCCCAACTAAACCAAGCATCCACATTTTCATATCACGAATATTCTTATCATTTTCTTTCTTATTCTTTTCATCTATTTCTCTTTCTTTTTGAATAGCATCTAAGGTTTTATCTAATTTAATGTTAACTTGCTCTTGGGTTTTTTGACCTAATTTAATTTCATTGAGTGTGCCGAGCATTGTTTTATCATTCTCTTCTAACCTTCTGATGCGCCATTCATGTTCGTGTTTTTTGAACCACCCCAATTCAGTACACCCGCTTTCTAAAAGAATAAAGATTATGAGTATCTAACTCATAGCTTTTCATACTGTTTCAGTGTTAACTGTTACCTCTGGAGATAAATCTGATCTTTCAACTACTTCTTTAACTACTTTCACACGTTGTTTTTTGTTAGTTAATTGATATAACAAATTTAACGTCTCCGCAATTTTCTTAGCGTTTTCTTCAGATTTAAAATCTTGAGCATGGTTAACCATTTCAGAAGTTGTAAAACTTCCTGTGAAATCTTGATATACTACACGTTCTGTACCTTCTTTGTCGATTTGTACTAAAATAAACCTTTCTGTATTGTTGATAATTTCTTTTGCCATACTTGAATGACCTCCTTAAATTTTTGTATAAAAATAGTGCTAAGGATTACTCTTCCTCAGCACATTGTTGATTTTCTTTATTTTCTTGTATATACGCTTTTAATATTGCGTTTTCTTGTGTTAACCTCATAATTTCCTGTGATAAATAATGAATTGTATATTCAGGATTAGCTTGTAATCCTTGTTTGTTATCCTGCATTCTTTGACTCCTCCAATTTCTTGATTCTTAGTTGTTGTTCTTTGATAACAGGGATAAGATGAATCCATAGACGATCATACGCTATACCTTCAATTTCTCCTTTGTCATCATACGTGACAAACTCTTTTAATCCTAAATTCTCCACCTCTTCAGCAATCAAACCTACGTATCTATCCAGTTTATAGGTGTCTTCTGATAATTTTCTATCCTCTCTCAGCTCTCTAGCTAAAATTTCAGACTCAGCTTTATCAAACCACGTTCTAATAGGTAAGTTAAGAATAGCTTTTGAATGTTCCAGTTGTTCATCTCTATCGTTATATTGATTTTCGATAGATAACTTGTATTTACGCGCTGATGTCGAACGCCCAATTGTGCCAGCAGAAGTGATATGCAAATTAGCTGCGGCCGAATAAGTACGTCTATAAATTGAGTTAGAAGCTATCCTATCTCCTGCATCATCTGAACCTACAGACAGTAGGTCTGTACTCTGTATATGAATATACCTATTACCATCACGTCGCTTCAGCATATTAAATTTGCCATACCCTGCTTCGATTGTTGTATCTCCACCTGTTGCATATCGTCCATTAACAATTTGAACAAGACCTTTATTTCTTTCTTTAGAAAACCTGATACCCGCACCGTAATCATAGTTCTCATCAGAACCAAACATAATATAACCGTCACTCGAATAAGCATTATCTGCATTAGACAGCGTGAATGCAAATCGGTTTAATCCAGGCACTTTGTCTGTGTTTGGATATAAATACACCGGTGCCTGTTTGCTTTTGATATTCGATGAAGCGTAAGACTCCAGAACAACCCGATTATTATCTGACGTTAGTGCAACGACACCACCATAGGAATTGATTGTTATACCATTCATGCCACTATCACTGTAAGTTTTATCCCACCATTGAATCGTACCAGATGAACCACCGTCTTCACCTTCACCATCAATATAAGTCGAAATACCAAAATGTGACATATAAAGTGAACCGCCAGCGGTGTTATTTCTAAATCTTAGGTGACCGTCTTTCAGTCGCGTAAAAATATCGTCTGTTGAACGTTTCCCTCTCCAAGTACGTTGCACAATACCACCTAGTTCAATAGAATCATTCTGTATTTGAACATATCTGTTATTGTCACCGCCTTTAATTCCAATTCTATTAACATTGATATCAAGACCCTCTCTTGATAAATTAAGACTGTTGACAATATCGGTTTTATCTACTTTATCTCGCATATTTTGGATAAGAAGATTTATTTCTCTATTACCGCTAATATCAATTTTATCAGCATTTAATCTAATTCCCTGTGGTCCTATATTTAAAGCTTGAGCCACCCCATTATCATCATATCTGATTGTTGTTCCATCTGTAACGTTTTGGACAATCTCAGCTAAAATATTTGAAAGTGTACGATTGGTTGCATTAAACTCTTCTTTAGTAGTTCTTGATTTGATTTCTTTACCATTTTGTATAATTTGAGAACCATAGCGAGTCAATGTTTTTCTCTGTGCATCTGTGCTTTCTTTGACCTTGTTGTCTGTATAAGCATTAGCTTTCTTTTCAACGTTTCTAGCCTTTAGTTCTGCGTTTTGTTTTGCCTCTTCAAGTTTAGCTTGAGCGTCTTGTATAGCGCGTTGCTCTTCTTCCGAAATTTTACCATCAATATACGCTTGCGATTCTTTCTCTTTAAGATCATCTTGAGCATCAATGTATGATTTTAAAGCTTCTTGCGCTTCTTGATTTGCTTGTTCAATACTTGCTTTAATCTCAGGATTATTGGACAAATCACTTAACTGGTCGTCAGTATATTGTTTTTGTTCTTCCAATCCGTTTCGATATTCGTTTAACGTAACTTTATCTTTGATTTCACCTTTTAAAGTCGTTCTCTCAGCTTCAGCAGTATCTAAACGTTCAACAATACCGTCTTTGTCTGTTTTATAGTCCGATGTTTTTACATAGTCACGTAATTGTTCTTTTGTGGATTCTCTAGCTGCTTCAATAGCTGATTTAACAACATTAGGTTCTCCAACTAACTGCAAATCTTCATTCACCGTTAAACCAAATTTTGTTGCTATTATTCCCAACGCTTCTTTATATTTTTCGTCAGTGTATTGTGACTGTAATAATTTAAATCTATCTGAAATGGCGATTTTGACATCTTCTACATCTGTATAAACATCTTGTAATTTCTTTCTATACTCAAGAAATAAAGCTTGTGTATCTACCAACCGACCAATCGTTGCAGTTTCGGGTGTCATAGATTCTAAATTATTTTTAATTTGATTATAAACATCAATCACAGCGTCTAAACTTGCTTGTAAGTCCGCTTTCAAATCATTATCTACTAAGTACTCGCTATTCAGTAATTCTGTAGCTTCTGACAAAAGACTAGCGTGTTGTATAGATAAATTAATAAAAATATTGTTTAATTCACTGAATAGCGCTTTCTCTCTTGTTATACCACCTAATTTTTCAACATCATTTGGTGTTGCTTCAATCCATCGACCATTCCAATATCTACGCAAGACAGCAACATCAGGGTTACTTGTATCATACCAAAGCATATCATTGACTGGATTTTCTGGCGGTGTATCACTTTTGTGTATTTTGCGTTCAAAGTATTCTAATTCACCATCTACAACATCTTTAACTATAGTGTTGATATTGCTAATATTATCGTTTAACTTTTGATGTATTATGTTCAATCGTTTGTTAAACTCTTCTCGTAATTCTGATTCTTTGAACTCTTTAGGTTGACCGAATGTATATGTGCTATTTTCTGAAATTATGTTATATTCTTCGGCAATAACTTCTGCCTCTATATACAATGGCGGGTTAAAATCTCTGTGTTTCACCCTGACTGTATCTCCGATTGAGATAATCTCATGCGGATACGTAGCTTCTAAATCAGTAGAGGTAATCTCATATGACATGACTGCTGACTTGCGTTTATTTAACTCCGTTTTGGCTAAAGAACGTAATCGTGTTTCATTCATATTTTGATCGTCTGATTGTGGTTCATATATCCCCCAAATATAGCGCATAGGTAAGTTGAATTGACTTTGCGCTTCGTCATCTGTCACAACTAGCTCTAAACGCTTCCCTTTGTCATTTTCAGGTCCCACAGCAATTAATGCTGTTTTGATTTCTGACATATCAATCTTTCTAGTTAGCCCAACTAAATCTTTACCATATTCAATTTCTTTACCTTTGAATAAGCTGTTTTTCTTTTTGAGTACTACATATCGACCTTTAACAGTATTAGAACTAAGCTCAATATAAAAATCCAATACCATTTTATAGGTTGTACATAATTGCTTTAAAACTTCATATCTCGTTTGATAAGAAGTCCATGACGTAGTACGTAAGCCATCGTATTCGGTTTGTTCAGAAACTTCCCAACCTGTATCGCTCAACACATCTTTCAATGCTTCTGAAGTTGTCTTTTTCTCAAATTTGCCTGGTGCATACGGTTTAGCTGTTGTTATATCAGCAAGATAAGACGCTATACATTCTATCTCTGTGTAGCCGTCCATCGTATCTTGAACCCAGTTAATAATAAATTCACGCCATTGTTTGTTTGAATCCCTTATAATAACACGATGTCGTTCACGAAACTTTTCAGCTCTTTCTGATGATATGAGTAGTTCAAGCATTTCTGAATTGTCATTAACATTACGTTTATGAATCGCTCTAACTAAGGAAGGGTCATCAGTAGAAAGGAAATCTATAATCTTGTCGTTAAAATCTAAAACATGTATCACACTCTCATCTCCTTTCTATAAATATCTATCTTGCCATTTAACAGTCGTATCAAAGACGTTTTCGGGTTGTATGATTAATTCACTGTACCCAGAATCAACATTGAAATAATTACTTCCAAACGATTTCTCGCTCAACATTGGTTCCTCATTGATGACAACACTTTTTGCTTGCATATCTATTTTTACTAAATCACCTTTTTGTATAATGACATCCCTTGCGCCTTTCGGTTTCGGTAGAATCTCCGTATTGAATGAACCTAATCCATTCATCTCCATCCACTTATAACCATTATACTTCGCACTATAGATAGCTATGATAGAAGCTGGACGCTGATAAAACTTACCGCCATCTATCCACTCTTTCTCATCCATATCAATAGGTTTAAGTCTATCTGGGTCTTTAATGTGATCAAATTTCCAAGTTTTAATAGAAAATTTATTACCTACTCTTCTGAGTCTCATGTATACAACAATTCTGTCTTTGTTATACATTACCGGCTTATTCTGATAGTCATATATCTTTTTCGGGTCTCCTTTTTGGTTATACAACGTAACAACAATGTGCCCTATTTTTCTATCATGGTATTTGTTTTCATATCCAATAGAAGCAAGCAACTTACCGTCACTGTCGTATATATGTTGAGCTGTTCTTCCGGCACCTTTACCTTTTTGTTCAACAATACATTTATAGGTAATTTGAAAATCTGTCATCGCTTTAGGGAGCCCTCGTTTCGTGCCAGCACCAACCCAACCTTTTGCATCAGGAAAATTAGTTGCTTTATATCCTTCGCCAAGATTGGATATCACAAAGTCACCGCCGACCTTACCACCTAAGTCATTACTTGGAATATCTTCAGTAATCATCTTAGTCCAACCTTTGAAATCACGAAACTCACTATGATAAACAGGAGGCATGTAATCCTTAACTTCTTTGGTTACTTCATCATCACCAACCATAAAATAATCTTCATCATTTTTAGTGATCATAAAGTAACTAGATGGTTTAATTGCTCGGGCTTCAACAATTAAAGGAGTGTCAGCAGTCCCACTATTTACAACTGAAACTTGGTCAGAAATCGCGGTGTTTTTGTTTCCAGTTACCGAGTATTTATAAGGGTCTGTCAACACTACTTTTATAGTGAACTTCACTGAACCTCTTGGGTTTTTCGGTAATTTTAATGGACCATCAAAATATGCAAACCAATACCAGTTTTGAGATTTGAATTTAAGTTTTTTAGGTGTTAAATCTTTAATATTGAAGAACTTGACCAATGCTTCTAATATATCATCGTGTGTTTTTTCTCCACCTGGTGACAATTTTTCGTTTCGAATAATTAATGGTAAATCAAATTCGATATCATTTAAATAACGATTCTTAGCAATAGAACCTGCTCTACCTTTCACACTTTCTTTTTCAGTAACAAAATTAAAAGAGGGTATCTCAAACCCTCTTTGTACAACTAACCATTCAATGGTTTTATTGTCTATTTGAATTGTGTCTTGCATTAGATTATCGTGCCTCCTCTTCTAAATCTAACTCTTGTAGATTCGTGACGCTCTCGTTTATCGATAGAATTATTTACCTCATCTTCAAACACATACTTATTAATAACTGGTTCATAATTCTTATCTGCAATAACTTGATTAGACTCAACCAAACTAACCAAACAATTAATAACCGCATCCAGCTTATTCTCCAAGGTATGAATATAGTTTGTATCACTATTATTTATACTTGGATTTTGTAAATTGTTTGGTCGCTTATTTTTAGAGCGGTTATCAATATCGTTAGCAGCTAAAGCTAATAATTTGTGTGCTTCGTTCGCTCTACTTGGATCAGTAGGTATTATCCACTCTGGATATCCTTCTTCTCCTAAGTGGTACAATCCGTTGTAGACTTTGCCACCAGTAGCATATGCGTAATCACCAGCGCGTTTGAACGCAGCTCTCCATGAGCCTGTTCTTGGTACCCATTTACCCACAATATATCTCATAGCCGATATAGCTTGATGAGTTGGGTTGAGAGGATTATTGTAACCCGACTTTGCGTACGCTCTAAATGAAGGATCTATCATTTGGAACATACCTCTTGAAGGTATACCAGCTCTTGCGTTGCTATCCCAATTATTGACTGCATTAGCTGTATAATTGGATTCACGACTCGCAACACGCATCATCTCGTTAGTAATCCAACTCGCCTTATACCTTCCTCCTAAAATATTTTGAGCAGCCTTAATAGCTCGTCTAGCATTAGCTGCACCATTACCACCGGGTGCACTTTTGCCGCCCCCATTATTCTTTCTTAACCACGGTAACGGGTCTCTATGTCTTCCATTCCAACGCATCTCATAATGTAAGTGAGGTCCTGTACTAAACCCCGTATTCCCCGATATACCAACAGTCTGGCCGACCCTAACTTGTTGACCAGTTTTAACTTTATATTTAGATAAATGTGCATAAATAACTTCTAAGGCGCCCTTTACAATTTTTACCCATTTTCCATAACCACCATTATGAAAAGGCATAACTTGTGCTCTACCATTAATGGTTGATGGAACAGGTTCGTAAATGTAATCAAAATCCAGACCTTCATGGAATGGGCGTCCGGTTTCTCGTGTATAAGCAGCAGTGTGACCGTATAAATAACGTAATTTACTCATATCTAATACACCGCCATCACCCGACTCTGCGAAAGCATCCTCAAGCCACTTGATTGCACTTTTCTTAATCTTAGACCATGCAGCTTTTGTTATATCGCCAGCAATACCCATACCTTTAGTTAGAGAACTGAAATCAACTCCAAACGCTTGAAGTACATAATTTAAAAGTTTGCCTGGATTATCGATAAAGTCCATGACATCACCAACTTTATCGCCAAGCCACTTTGTACCTTTACCTATTTGATCTTTTGTCCAGTTAAATGCCGATGATGCACCGGATTTAATATCTTTCCACATAGTACCTATGCTAAATCTTGGAAGCGTTCCATTTAACATTGAATAAGTTTGTGCGCCGTTATATACTTTTGAACCTTTAGGTAAGTACGCTGTCGTATCTGTATTAGGCGTAAGTACACGTTTGCCATTAGGGAATTCAATCATTTCATTTCTGAAACCATTCGGACCATTTCCACGTCCTTTATCCCCAACCGTAGCGAACGTATCCCGCGCAATCTTACCGTTCTTAACTAATCTTGTAGTAGTATGCGTATGTTCAGTACCAGTGTGTAACTTCGGTATTTTGTCCATACCCAACTTACCACCGACCCAGTTTAAACCTTCAATTAATTTATTAAGACCTCTTTTAACAGCGTCTACCATACCACCGATATGATCTTTAATTTTACCAATGATAGATTTTAAACCGTCACGCATGCTTCCAAAGATGTTACGCACTCTATTCCATAAGCGACCAGCTATACCTACCGTGTTATCTTTAATAGAGTTCCAGATGTTTGACATCCAATTTCTTAATTTAGTAAATACATCTTTCGTCGCATTCCATAAACTTGTGAATTTAGACCTTACACCTGTAAATAACGAATGAGCCTTGCCGACGGTATTGCTTTTGATATTATTCCACGTACTAGATAACCAGTTTTTCATATTAGTGAAAATAGATTTAACACTATTGAATAAAAAACCAAAAATACTTTTCGTCGCATTCCAAATTGCCGATAAAGATTTTGTAAAGATGCCTTTGATAACACTCCAGATACCGGATATTAAACCTTTAAGTAATCCACCAAAGTATCTCACTACACCTAGAATTTTACCTACAAACCACAGTTGTATTAAATTCCAAATTAACTGCACAGTACCTTTCAGTATCATTACAATGCCGTCCCAAACGCCTCGCCAGTTTCCTGTGAAAAGACTAGAGAATACTTTGATAATAGCCAAAATAATATTAATAGCCCCTTGTATTACACCTTTGATATTTTCCCAAGTGCTGACAATCAAAGCTTTAACCGCCGGCCAAATAAATTGCATCACTTGCCAAATCGCAAACATAATTGGTTTAATAATAAAGTTAAAAATAAATTCAAAGGTTGCTTTAATGAAACCAGCTATATTTTGCAAAGCTTGTGTTATTTCTGAGCCGTTCTCTTTCCAGAAAGAGGCTAATTGAGCGCCTATCTCTTTGGCGAAACCAACGATTGCATCAACTACTTTAAAGAAAGTTGTTCTAATCGTATTAACTACATTTTGTATTCCTGCTACAGTTTCGGGTGGAAATATCTTCTCTAGGGTAACCGCGCCTTTACTATCACCTTTGAATAAATCAAAGAAACCTTGTAATGCTAGTTTAGCTGCTTTAAATGCGTTTGCTACACCAGAGATTGCCTGATTTACAATATTTCTAAAAGTTTCTGAACGTTTATAAGCTTGATAGAAAGCTATGCCAATACCAACTAATGCACCTACAATTAATGTTATAGGTAACGTTAAACTGAATATCGACACACCTAAAACCGGAAATAGTTTAACAAGGGATGCGATTTTAGTTCTTAAAAACGCGAATATACCACCAGCTTTATTAACGTTTATTAACAAGGGTCCTAAAACTGTCATTGCATTCCCCATCACGCTGATAAATAAACCGAACATAAAAACTAATGGACCTAAAACTGCTGCAAACAATCCAAACCCAATAACCGCTAATTGAATTGACGTTGGTAATTTAGTAACCCATGTCACTACTTTGCTAAAAGCACTTACTATAATCTTTAGTGCTGGTTCTATTCTGTCATAAATCGTTAAGGCTAGTTCTTCTAATTGCGACCTTAAAGTTCTTAATTTTCCACCTAAACCAGATTCCATTGTATCGGCCATTCTTTTAGATGCGCCGGTAGATGAATCTATAGATTTGGTTAACTTTTGATAGTCTTCATCAGAAGCATTTATAATCGCTAATGCTCCTGACATCGCTTCTTTACCAAATATTGTAGCTGCAGAACTAGCTTGTTGGTCTTTTGAAAGATGTTTAAATTTTTCCCTCAGTTGGTCTAAAAGCTTTCGCATAGGAATCATTTTCCCATTACTATCTGTAATAGATATTCCTAAGCGTTCCATTTCATTCCCCATAGCTCTAGTTGGACTTGAAAGATTGGTGAACATTGTTCGTAACGCTGTACCTGCTTTTTCACCTTTGATACCAGCATTACTCATTAAACCTATTGCAATAGATGTATCTTCAATCGTGTAACCTAACGCACCTGCTACAGGAGCGACATATTTAAAAGCTTCTCCGAGCCCTCTAACGTCCGTATTTGCCTTCGAGCTAGTTTGTGCTAAAACGTCCGCAAAATGACCACTATCCTTTGCTTTTAAACCAAATGCCGTTAGTCCATCTGTAACAATGTCACTTACTGCTCCCAGTTCTTCGCCAGATGCTGCCGCTAAATCCATAACTCCGCTTAAACCTTCCATCATTTGCTTAGAATCCCAACCAGCAAGTGCCATGTAATTTAATGCTTCAGCCGAATCTGATGCACTAAATTTTGTTGTTGCACCCATTTCGCGAGCCTTTTTCTTCAAAGCTTCAAACTCTTCCCCAGTAGCACCTGAAGTTGCTTTAACTTTTCTCATACTGTCATCGAATTCAATACCTTTTTTAGCTGCTACAGCAAACCCAGCAACCACCGGCGCAGTTACATACATAGTCATGTTACGGCCTACATTTTTCATACTGTTACCAATTTCTTGAAGCTTAGGACCAAAATTATTAAAGTTGGTCCCAAGTTTTCCCATTGCAGTATTTAATGCTTTCTGCTCTCTTTGCATGTCTTTTAATTCTTGTGTGGCTTGGTTTAACTCTCGCTCATATTGGTTTAATTTAGCGTAAGCTTCATTGTATTTAGCAGCCGCAGCTTGTGTCTTTGCACTGTTTTCACCAGTTTCTTTACTAAGTTTGTCATAACTATCTTTCAGCTCTTTAGTAATCTGGGCTTGAACTTTTTGTTTTTTACTCAAACCTTCGACTTTTATCTTCGACTTTTCTAATGAATTATCATATCTAGAAAATTGTGATAAATTAGCCGAAAGCTCACGCGAAACCATTTTCATTTGCCTATTTAAACCTGTCACACCTCTATTGAATCCAGAACCATCTAAATCAACCTTTATGACCATATTACCTATAGGATTAGGCATTTAAAAACCTCCTTTCTTCCAAGATGTAAATAAAAAAATCAACCTTTAAAGGCTGATTAAAAAATATCTTTAAAACTTTTCGCAGTTCGCTTTGTTTCAATCTTCGATTCGACAATGTCTAAAAAGAAGTGTATCGGCATGTTAGCCACTTTTTCTGCATCCATGCCGTTTTCTATCAAATCTTTAGCTATTTTCCTGTAATTGTTGTAGACAGCTTCAGGTGTTAAATCTTCTTTTCTTATTTCTGATTCTCTGTCACGAACTTTTTTGTATCGCTAGGTTCCCCACCTGTAATTCGTCCAATTAACTGTCCAATCTTTTCAATACCTTCTTGACCATTTGGTAATCCTTTTTGAAGTTCTATATTAGTAAATTGATTATCAAAAGCTTCAACGATGAAATCCAAAACTTCTTCCAATACTTCCATTTGTCCAGCCATATTATTTTCGTATTCTTCTTGCTTGTTTTTGTATTCTTCCTGTTCTGTCACACTTAAGTTATTAAATTCTTCTTCTGTTAGATCTTTAAAATCAGCCCCCTTAAAGGCTTTGTTAAGTTTCAAACCTAATTTTGAACCTTGAATTGTTTCAAACAAAGTAATAATCGGCTTTGCTAAATACTTTTGATATTGCGGCTTTCCTGTTTTTGTAAATCCTGTAATTAATTCAATTGATGTACGTTCCATTATTAAATTCCTACTTTCTTTTTAATTTGGCCAAAATAAAAAGAGGGCGTTAAGCCCTCAAAACTTACATTTCTAAATTAGATTGTACTGTAATTTGTACAGTATCAGTTTGCTTTCCTGCAGTCGCAGTAACGGTCGCATTACCTTCCGCTAAACCTTTAACAAGCCCTGTTGACGACACGCTAGCATAAGTTTGCCCCTCAGTTACTGCATAAGTTACTTTCTGTCCAGGTGGTTCAGTTGTAGCTGAAAGTTGTTTTGTTTCATCAATTTTTACCGTAACTTGTTCATCGCTGATGTTTACAGAAGTTACATCAATTTTTTCAGTTTTTTTCATTTCTTTTTCTACAGATTCTGTAGTTTGTTCACCACGACTAGACATGAATTCATCATAAGTTTTACCAAACGTCTCCATAAATACATAGTCACGTCCTGTAGTGCTTCCTTTTGCATCATAACCAGTAACATGCGAGCTTTCATCAAACAAACGATCAATAAAGTTACCTTCTACATCATCATTTTGGAATTCAACCTTATCTTGTTTTGTTTGTCCTTTGATGCTTGAACGTGTGAATTTACCTTTGAATAAGCCAACCCATTCAGAAGACTCATCATGATTACGTCTTTCGAATACAATTACTACATCTGGCGGAATATCCTTAGCTCCATATTTATAACCGCCTGTACCTTTTTTAGCACCATTCAAGAATGCTTTATCGTCAGCAGGAACAGTAACAAATGTTGTTTTAACACTTAATTTACCATTAGATACAGCAGTCGCAGCAACCATATCATCTCCGTAATCTTCTTCAGTATCTTGTGGTCTATCTACTTCAATCTCTTTTAAAAATCGAATTCGTGTCCCAGCGCCTGTTTCCCATTCTTTTTCAGTATCTTTTAAAATCGGCGCATAATAAAAATTAGATACACCAATCGCAATGCCTGAAACGCCAGTATCCGCAAAGTGTTGTAAGTTTAATTTTAAAAATCTTGGTGCTTGTTTCAATTTTTCAATCATTTAATTTTCCTCCAATTTCATTGATAAAATCGAGCCTTTTGCTCTTATAATATGTCTGAATGACATGACGTCACTTTCGTATAACGGTTCTCTGTAATAACATTGAAAATTTATCACTTTGAGTAAATCAACAATTTTTTCTGCTTGCTCGTTCGGTTCATCTTGAGACCACCAAACATCAATTTGGTAATGATATTCTCTTGAAATCTCGTTATCATCAGCGTATGTGTCAGGATTGAACGGTAAAGGATATATACGAATAATAGGCTTGTCAGTTTTTTCGTGAAAATGGTCATCTATAGTATAGTTAAACACATTCACTTCATCTGTAATGTTATTTGCAATAATAGCGTTTCTAATTAATTTAGTAACATTAATCATTTTTGTAACCTCTTAGCAGTATCAAGCATTGTTTTTAAAACTTTGTTTTTCCCTTGCTTTTCTGTTTTTGTTATAAACAATTGTGGTTTTTGGTACATTGTTCCAAATTCTGTTGCATGAATACGATGTGAGACACCTTTAGCGTAACCAATTGTAACGATTTTCTCACTTGTGTATCTATCTGTTTTCACATTAGAAACAGCTATGTGATCGCGAGCATGCTTTTTAGTATTCGCAAAAGGTGTATTACTTTTTAAAAGCGGGACTAATGACATAGCCCCAGCTTTGACAATTACATTACTATTTAAATTCATTTTTAAAACTGCATTTTTCAAACCTTGTTCAATGTTATTACTTTCAATTCTTGCCCCCATTAAATTACCACCTCGCCATAGACACGCAAATAAGATTTATCTTGATAATCTGGCTTTACATATTTGATGTTAAACCTTTGCCCTTCATGCAAGACGTAATGCTTATTTGTTGGTTTATAATCACCTCGTGTATCTCTGATAATAATAGTTTTAATGAGTTTGCTACCTGTATTGAGATTCGTTTGAGTGTCGGATTCTTTAGATTCTTGAATGCAAGCGAAACAAGAGTATAATATTTTCGTCTTCGGTTTCATCAGATTTCCGTTCACTCTCTCGCTTACATCTTCACAAAAAATCTATGCGTTCATTTAATTTATTGGAATTAAATTTCATTATTTTCACTCTCCAAAAATTGCTCAAATGAACCTCTCAACTTATGCACAGTACTCAAAACCATATGAGGCGCAAGCGATAAATCCCTATCCAAATAAGCAATACGGTTTTCAAAATAGTAACTTGCTAAAGGGTATATAGCACGAGCAAATAGAGAATGACTTTTAAACCAATCAATATATTTACTTGGTTCATCCGTAACAGCGCTAGCTATTTCATGGAATGCCCAAGAGTAATATATTTCTAATAAGTCGTCCTCTGAATTGTGATCTATTTTGCAATGCTTTTTTAATAACTTAAGTTCCTCAGCTGTTAATTGCATTCAATCACCTATTCTTCTTTCACTCTTTCAAGTATTACTCCATGCTCTTTCAGCTTTTTGTTAACATATTCAGCACGTTTTACTGTCATTTCAACACGTTTACCTGACTTTAAATACTGGCCTTTCTCCAAGTCAGTATAAGATTTCTTCACTTCATACATTGCCATAGTTTATCACCTCTTTATAAAGTATCGAGCGCTTATTATGCTTCTAAGCCAAGATCGCCTTCACCGCGTTCACTATCATCATATTCAATCACAATTGCTGATTTATAATCTAAAATTCTACAGTCTTGACGTACAGCAATCATTAAACATTCTCCGAAATGCATGTAGTCAGTCCATGATGCTTGGTATTGAGAGCGGTCAAATAAAACAATCGCATCTTTTAAGTTACCGATAATCAAAGTGTTATTACCTTTTTGCCCTAGTACTTCATCAGGTAAAATTTCGATTTTAGCTCCTAATAAACGCTGTTGCGTTTTTTCTTTAACATCTGGCTGGATTAAATAGTTTCCTAGCTTATCTTTCATTTTGTCTAATTTTGCAAACATAGTTTGCGAAACAATCGCAACATTATGTTCGTAATTCGGCTTAACATTCAGGTTAATAGCATCTTTAATATCATCTAAAGATTTTGCTTTTTTAACATCTAATTTCTTGCCTTCTTTTTCAAAACCTGAACTTGTAGAACCTGTTGATCCTTTAGTGATAACATCAATAATTGCTTTGTTTCGTGTTGCCGCAATAGTTCGTGCCATCCATAGTTTCAATTCTTGCAAAACGTTAACTTTTGCATCTTCGATTGCTTCACGTGAAATTCGGAAGTAACCACGGTGTGTATTAATGTCATATGCTAATTGGAAGAATGGTTTAACTGCTAATTCAGGGTTTTCTTCTAATTCTTCAACTTTTTCAAGTGCTGCAACTTCTGATTGTCGTACTACCGGATATTTACCAGAACCATTTGTAACACGTTTGACCGTCACATACTTATCAAGATTAAACTCAACCTCTTTTAATTTTAAAATATCTGTAACAATTTCCTCTGGAATAACTACAAATCCTGAGTCTGTTTTTAACGAACCACCTTGAATATCATTGCGTGTTTCAAGATATTCAGTAAAATCTCTAACTTCTTGTGATGTTACTTTTGTGTTTTGAATCGAAATACCTAAATCATTAATGTTTGCTTGGTTTCGATAAGTACGTGCTTCGTTTACTTCAACTGATTGTGGATTTTTTTCTGAAGTTCCATCTTTTTCTTTTAGCTTATCTAATTCTTCTTGTTTTTCTTGGATTTGAGAACGTAAATCAGTAATTTCTTGTTCTAATTTTTCTGCTTTTTCTAACTCATCGTTATTAAGTGCTCGCGTTGCATACTTCACCTTTAAATCAATTTGTCTTTTAATGTCTGAAATCTCAGATTGTAACTCTTCTTTTGTTTTCATTTAATTTCCTCCTAAAATTGGCATAAAAAAATAGACATCGCTATATTCAGCATGTCCAATGGCTGTATTTGATAATGGTGTTCAACTTCACCAAATATTATTTAATATAGAGTGTTTCTTTAGTCTTATTTCTAATTCTTTTTTACGTTGTTCTTTTTTAACGGTTTCAATACTACGTAATGCTGGTTTAACATCAGTGTCTTTATAAGCCGGATAAGTCACTACAGAAACATCTGTAAGTTCACGAATTGCTGTTAAAGTACGTTTGTAAATGTTTTCTTGTTCATCAAAACGCACTTCATCGCCTTTGTCGTCAAGCATAAAACCAAACGAACATTGATTGATGTTGCCTACACGCATATTCTCATATAAATCACGTGCAAATGTTGTGTTTGGTAACTTACAACGATATTTAAGTCCAACATCATCAGTTTCGAGCTCCAAAGTACCCGATTTTGTCCTACCAATTATTTGAGATGGGATATGATCTACTAAACAACGCACATCAGATAAATCGGTGTTTTCTAAAGCGCGACGTGAAATCGTTTCTTTGAATCCACCAAGATTTTCAGACCAAGTGTCGAACTTTAACGCATACCCCTCTATGACCATTTCGTTGTCATCATTTGAGCGTACCTCAATAATGTTGCCAACTCTCGTTTCCTTACTCATTTTCCTCACCACCTTTCAATTTTTTATCAGTAGCTCTCGATTTATTCATCTGATACTCATCTACAAGTTCAATATTCACATGGTTTAAATCGACTCTGTGAATACTACCATTACCGCCTGGTATTGGCGCTAATCCATCACGTTGTCTAATTTCATCGATATTCATCTTTCCAGAATCAATGTTAATTTTGTCAATTTCAGCTTGTGTTTTTTCATCAACAACTCGTATTTCAGTGGTATCAAATTTAAATTCACGATTCACATATTCATCATTAAACTTAAAATTCAATTCTGCACAAACGCAAGTAATATAAGGTTTTAAAGTTGATAAGTAATCTAAATTAGCATCCGTGATACTCATGTTCGCTGTTTCTATGCCGAACTTATGCAATGGAATACCAAATACACCTGCTATTTCTCTTGTTGATGATTTGTTTTCTCTGATAAGCTTTAAAACTTCTGTATCAACTTCTAATTGATCAAACGTCATTGATTCATCGAGTACGACAACTTTTCCCGCTTGTTTAGTTCCACTAAAACTTTTGTGAAATTCTTCTCTGGCACGGTCTCTTGCTTTTTTATTGTCTAATACACCTTTCATTTTCAAAATACCACCAGCATGTGTGCCATTTCGCAAGAAATTATTAAGGAAATCTTTTCCATTGTTATCTGATTCTATCGTGCGACTTAATGTGTCTAAAAGTGACAAACCATTTATACCATCCAACGAATAAAATTTGATGTCTAGCATATCCTCAAACTTAACATGACGCTCTATATTATTTCCGTTACTGTCTATCCTTTGATGAAAATAATACAATCGACCTCTTGCGTCTGATTTCAATTCTATTTCGGATGTCTTTCTGAACGTTAAATTCATAGGTTCTCCTGTTTTATCACGTGTAATTTCAATATAGCCGTGCGATGTTAGTAAGGCACTAACAAACACTACTAATTTGAATATATAGCCGTTATACATTGGGTTAGGACGTGTATTTAACAAATTAACAATCCTGTCACTATAATTAATTTGACCGTTCACTGTCACCCTAATTGGCATGCGCGCCAAATCAGAAGCAATCATCATAACTGCAGTAAAGATGTCGCTATGCTTAATTGCTTCTATATCTTTATATTGTCGTAATTTTGTTCCTTGAAAACCTGGCAAAGTTTGGACCATCATTTGCAAATCATCTTCGTTGTATTGCAAGTCTCGTTTTTCATTTTTATAAAAAATTCCCACAATTGCTAACTCCTTTCTTGATTGCTTTCATGATTTAAAATCAACGAAATAACAATCAGTGTTATACCAGTGCATAAAAGCCCTATATTTTGACCGAATGCTTTATACAAAGAAACGTTAACCACAAACAAACCTAATAAAAAAAGGATGCTAACCAAATTAGCAACCAAGAAATTAAAAAAGACATTTATTTTATTCAAGTCCATTTTGTCACCACCTTTAAAATCCGAATTCTTCGCTTTCGTATTTCTCCGTCCAATTTTCTTGGAATTCGTGCATTCTAGCTTCAGTGAAAGCCGTGATAATCGAAATAATTGGATCTATTTTTTGACGATTCATTTTTTTATCATTGTCTTCACCGTCACGAATCAAAACGGCATTATTAACTGACGTTGTAAGTAACATATTATCGTTATGCTGTATTCTTTCATCTGCGACCCACATTCTAAATTCTTTAATAGATTGTGATAACGCCTTAAAACTTTGTCCCACTTCAATAAGTGGCCAATCTAAAGCCATTGATTCGATTGTTGTTATAAAACTTTGCGCATTCCAAGGGTCATAGCAAACAGCCTGTACATTCAGGTCATGCGTCGTTATAAATTTCACTATAAAATCGATAACTTGTTTATAATCAATCATGCCGCTATCTGATTGTGTAGTCTCAGCTTCGCCACGTTCAATCGCTAATTCATAATTTATTTTGTCTCTCTTAGATTTTTGTTCTAAGTTTGTTCTTAATCCAATGAAAGAATGACTATGTAAAAACACTTTTTTATCGTCGTTAGGGAAAATAAACCCTACAGACGTTAAGTCATCCAATCTCGATAAGTCGACACCTATATACACATCTTTACCATTGATATTAGGCATAGGCGTTATTACTTGTTCCCAATCTGAAATATCTAGCAAGCTATCTTCTCTTTGCGCTTGCCATAAATTGAAGTTTTTAATCAAAATCTTATGATATGATGTCCCTTTTTCTAATTCGTCTTGTATATCAGCTTTTACATTTTGAAGTATAGTTTTTCTATGTTCTTTTGATTCTAAAAGTGGCATTGCTTTAATCCACTTTGTTTCATCTTGAACTTCTTCTTGTGAATCCATTTCAGCACAATATACAAAGTAATTATCAGCTCTTACTTCTTCATTTAAAATACGTTTAATATACTTATACTCTTGGTACATTTGACTATTTAAATTGTCTCCGGCCGTTGAAACAAGTAGGGTTAAAGGATTTTTTTGTAATGTCATACCTGTTTTAAACCTTGAGTACATCTCATCATCAGGCATACTTGCCAATTCGTCCAAAATAGCAACTGTAGGATCTTTACCATCAACCGCATCTGGGTTATTGGAAAGAGGTGCAAACACTGAACTACTTAATACATCTTCAATGTCTGTCTTTCTTACGTCTGTTTTTTCACGGATAAACTTGCTTTTACTTCGCATTAGGTTTACTTGTTGGCTTGCCATCTTGAATATTGTTTGCGCTTGCTTATAAGTAGATGAAGCTACATAAATTTGTCTATTAAATTTAGGGTATTGTCCAAACAACAGTTCATTAACGGACATTCCCGATACGATTAGAGACTTACCTTGTTTTCTAGCCATACTTATATAAGCTTTAGTAAACATTCTGTATTGACCTCTACGCCAGCCGTATAAGCTCCCAACAATGAATTTTTGAAACTCCATAAGAGGCATGGGCTGGTTTGTTTTAGGGTCTGGAAGCATTTCCACAAATTTAATTGCTTTGTTAGACAAATGATTATCCCAATGGCAACCATTCGGCGGGTTCTCCATAAAAGATAGGTGACGTTTACATACTTGAATATTCTTCAAACTTGCCAAAATTTCTCCTGAAACTACCTTTTTTGCGTATTGAGTAACATAATCAGTCATTACTAATCACTCACGAATTCCATATATGGATCATCATCTTCTTTTTTATCAGGAACCATAATACGCAATCGGCTATCAATAGTTAATCCTAAAGTATTAGCTGTTTGTTGCAATCGAATACCCGCTTTTTCCTTTATGTTGAACGCCGGATTAACCTTTTGATTTCCTTTGTCGTCTTCTAAAATCAAGTCTCCGCGCTCTAAAATCAAACTTGCTTTAACAAAGTCACTATAAAAACTACAATATTGTGCTAATTGCGCTTTATCTAGGTTGGAAATTGGCAATTCTTGCATGTGCGGTAAGATTCTTAAGTATTCTTGTTTCGCTATTTCATCTAAAAAATGCGGTGGTTCAGTATCGATTTTAGAAAATTTATTTAATTGAGCTTCTTGACACTCTTTTTCAATAATTTCTTCTTTTGTATAATTCTTGTTCGAATTTGACAAAAGCTTCTTAGGTCTACCCGCCATAAATTAGCACCTCCTACTAAAAAACTTAAATAAAGGGAATTTTTTGAGAAGAAAACTCTGCTCCGTTCTCCAGAACCTTTCATTGACGCCCATTTCATCTTTGGGGGGACTTCCTATTTTTATCTTTTTTAATATTTCTTCAAATCTTCTTTTGTCTTTTGGTTATGGCAAGCATCACACAAAGGCTGTAAATTACTTTTGTCTAATCTTCTTGCCCAATCAACTTTCGTTGGTACAATATGGTCAACCATAGTCGCTTGATTGCCACAAGAAACACAAATAAAATCATGTTCTAACAATACAATTCGACGCATGTTTTGCCACGTTTTCGATTTATAAAATCTTAAATACTCTGGATCGTTTCGACGTCTCAAATCATTGTAATTTTCATTTGTATATTGCTTGTGTTTATCACAATAACTTTCGTTATGATTAATCAATACATTACATATTGGATGACCACATCGCTTCATAATAGACAATGCACATCACTCCTTGTCGACTTTCTTAACATCTTGCACAGTTACTTGTCTATCATCTTTATCATTGCTAATTAACAATAAGTTTCCTATCGATCCATCAACAAGATACTTACTACCTTGAAACAATACTTTGTCTCCTTGTCTTATACCATTGTCTATATTGATAGTCTGATTAGGTTTATTCATCAAGATAGTGTTAACACTATGACCAGCTATCTCATCCAAGTTAATACCTAATACGTTAGTAAGATTAGCTATATTCCACAATGCTTCGCTAAGTTCATTTATCATAATTCCTTTATCTATCGGTACATTACAAAACATATGCTGTTTAATTAGATCTGTAACATTGCCTGTAGATTGAGTTAAACCTAAGCCGTAACAAGTAATAGATTCATTTAAATTCAATTCATCATTGTGTGTACGTGTAGCTATCTCTTGGTACTTTGATATCTCCATTCTCCACCTCTTGTTTATAAAAATAAAAACCCTCACTTAATGTGAGAGTTCAAAAGAAATATAAATGTTTTGCTACACAGCAATTATAATAAAAAACAATATGTAGCATCAAAATTAGTCCGATGTGTACGATTTGTACGATGTGTCCGAACTGTCCGATGTGTCCGAAGTGTCGGTTTCTTGTTGCAAGTTATAAAGTATATTTACTATATCTTTTACTCTAGAATAAAAATTGTCTCTGCCTATATCAAGAATGCTCATAATCCTATTATGGCTTTCTCGTTGTTTTAACATTTGTAAAATATGATAATCTTTTTCATTCGTGATGTATTCTTCATATTCATCAATGAACGCTATCTTCTTAATCAAGTAATCGTACTTTCTAAGCGCTTTGTTTTTGTTTATAACTTTCACTAACACTTTATTGCTAGTCGTGCCTTTGGCTTTTGGCATCGCAGATTGATAACCGTATTGTGCAATTGATGTACTTTCGTTATCGTAGACCTTACTGTCTATTATGTTCTTCATCCACTTGTAGTTATCTATCATTTCACGTATTTCTTTCCTGTTATACATGCAATACCTCCGATAATATAAATTACTTTTTAATATCGTTATTTATTCGCTTCAATTCAATCCTGTAGTCTTCTAACCCGTTGTATCCTTTAGTTTTAACTACTTCATCAAGTAGATAATCATTCATATATCTGAGTGCTTGTATCTCTCTTGCACGATCACTATTAATACTGATACAAACTAATAGCAATATAGCAAATACAATAGTCATAGTAATCCACATTATTTAAATCTCCTCTTGTTTAAATTAATAATAATTCTTTCTTTTATCGAAGTTCTGTTTATTTTAAATTTTTGACTAAACTGTTCTTCAAATTTATCAAGATAAAGATTATAATCGTTTATTTTTCGTCGGTACTCTGAAGTGATAAAACTATCAATATGATTATAAGTTCTATTTTCATTCATTTTATTGATTATATTTTTTAAATAAGATATATCTTTTTGATATTCATTTATAATAGCAATTGTTTCCATAACAAAAGAAGGATTAAAAAAAATCTGATTTGTACTAAATTCATTGTTGAAACTCATCTTAAAATCTTCCATTGCCTTAACTCTATTTGATAAATTAATCATTTGTCTAAATCCAATAATATTTTCATACGCTTTTTTACTTTGCTTATCTAAACTATTAAACACATCAATATCAAAAAAATCTAAAAATTCATGCTGCTCTGTTGGAATAATATAAGCTCCAATCATCTTTTTAGCCTTTTTAAAGCAATCTAAATATATCGGATATATTTGTTCTAAATTGATTTTTTTACGTTGTAAGTTAGAATCTGTAAAATACCTAAAAATCTCTTTAACTGAATAAAGCACAACACCCCCTGCTAAAGTATATATGCTTCCTATTATTTGCTCGTTCATTTTTATCTACCTCTTTATAATATTTTCTGAAAAGGAATCTATAATTTTATACATACCAAAAATTGCTAATGCATTTATTATCACTCCATCATCAATAATATATATGGATATTAAGAAAGCAAACAGCAAAACGATCAAATCATAAATAAATATTCTCACTATTCACTCACCTCCGCTCGAAAGACGTAATCACTTGGCGCCTCTACATCATCATTAGCCGTGATCATAATATATACTTGCTCAGTTACATACTTACCTAGCTCATACATCGCTAGTAAGAATAATAGTCTTAGTATTTGTTTAATCATTTCCCACACTCCCTTATATTTTCAAACAACTGACTCGCTTTAATAATTGCATCCCTTTTAACTTGTGCCTCATACTTCTCTTTTGCTTCTTCTTTATTCTCTGCCTCAACAACTGTAAACGTCTGATTATCTCTAGCCACAGTAATATGTTCATGTGGTAGTCCTGTTGAATCTTTGAATGTTGTGACTAAGTATTGTGTCACTTCCCCAAAACCTCCTTGACTCGATCTAAGATGTCTTTACACGTATCCTTTTCCTGCGTCTGCTGTTCCATCTTGTCTTTCGTGGTTCCTTTTCATTTTCTTTTTGTATGCGTCGATAAGTTGGTCGATTGAATAGTAAGTATTGGCGTACAAAAAAGGCATTATTAAAACTTGTACAATACTATTATCAATACCTTTTACAAATTGTTCCGTTAGTGTATGCATTACATGAACAAAATAAACTGAATGTAGTTTAGGTAAAGTAACTTCATTTTCAATCAAATCAACCATAACCTCAGTAGTTTCTTCCAAATCTTCTTCATCAACAATAGTCAGAGTTAATTGCAAACTGAAAGCTAAGTAATCAGCAATCTCATCTAATTGTGTATCTAGTGGCTTACCTGGTTGTTTCTTCCAATTTTTAAAAAACTCAAGCGTGTTAATCCACTCTACAAATTCAATAATCATACTAGCTACTGTGTCATTTAAATTTCTGGTTGGTATTCTATCGTCGAACTCCTTTTGTATTTGTAATAACTCTTGTAACTGATCAGTTGTTAATGTGTTAGTCATTTTCCTGCTCCTCCTCTACATTAATTTCAAATTCATCACAATCAAACGGTACTTCCATTCTCGCAATATCATGCGCCTCATTTTCTGCTTCTTCTAAACTTTCAGCCTCGATGGTCTCTTCAATCATGCCAGTGTATGTGATTTGAACATTAAATTTTTTCATTTTCCTGCTCCTCCTCATATTTATAGACCACTTGACCTGCCATAATCCCTACTGCTTCATCAAGTTCAATACCTTCTTTAACTGAATGTTGAATAGCATTTGTCATTCCCTCAAGTATTTCATCAAACGCTTGTGCTTTCTTATACACGTCCTCAATCTCTTTTAGTAACCCCTCTGTGTCATTGCCGTTATACGCACTAGCACTGATCACTGATTGTTCTATTTGTTCACGGTTATTCATTAGTGTCTTCCTCCACAAAAATTTTATTGTTTAATTCCATTCCAAATTTAACTCTTTCATCATCGTTGCCGAATTCGTTTATTAAATCTTTTTCAACACTCTTGCAATACCTATCCCATGCGATCGCTTTCTTCTCCAGCTCTTTGTTGTGTTCTCGTAACTTCGCTATATCCCCAATAAGCTCATCACGTTGCTTTACATTAATTTCAAATTCATCACAATCAAACGGTACTTCCATTCTCGCAATATCATGCGCCTCATTTTCTGCTTCTTCTAAACTTTCAGCCTCGATGGTCTCTTCAATCATGCCAGTGTATGTGATTTGAACATTAAATTTTTTCATTTTCCTGCTCCTCCTCATATTTATAGACCACTTGACCTGCCATAATCCCTACTGCTTCATCAAGTTCAATACCTTCTTTAACTGAATGTTGAATAGCATTTGTCATTCCCTCAAGTATTTCATCAAACGCTTGTGCTTTCTTATACACGTCCTCAATCTCTTTTAGTAACCCCTCTGTGTCATTGCCGTTATACGCACTAGCACTGATCACTGATTGTTCTATTTGTTCACGGTTATTCATTAGTGTCTTCCTCCACAAAAATTTTATTGTTTAATTCCATTCCAAATTTAACTCTTTCATCATCGTTGCCGAATTCGTTTATTAAATCTTTTTCAACACTCTTGCAATACCTATCCCATGCGATCGCTTTCTTCTCCAGCTCTTTGTTGTGTTCTCGTAACTTCGCTATATCCCCAATAAGCTCATCACGTTGCTTCAAAAACTTGCTTGCTTCATCAAACCAGTATTCACTTTGCTTTTCGTAATATTCTTTTGAACCATGTTCCATTATTTAATCAACTCCCCATCTTTCCAGATTAACGTCATAGTTAGGTCGTCGTTTAAGATGTAGAATGCTTTGATAGGGAAACATCTGTCGTCATTTAAACTTTCGTTTATACTAGTATTCCTATTTGATGTAGGATTATATTCTCCTTCTGAGATCTCGTACACTTCAAACAACCTATCAAATACTGTATCTTCCGTGATTTCCTCTTCAACTTCGACTACAAAAGTATCTTCAGGTGTTATAAAATAACTAGTAAAACACTTTCTTCCATCCTCCCAAGAAAAATAAATAAATTTTTCATTATCTTTGTTTTCTGTGCAAAACCTCTTTCCTGTTGTTAGCTCAGGATTCTTCCAAGCCCATTGGATAAGTTCAGGTAAATTCATTTCTTTTTTTACTTTGATTTTCATTGTTTCCATCTCCTCCTTTCTTTTTTTACTTTGATTTTCATTGTTTTCCATCTCCTTAAAATAAAGTTAGTTGCTTCTGTTCCTCGTATTCCAAACCATGTTGCTTTATATATATTTCGAGCTCTTCGGTTGTATCAAACGTCTTCTTCACACCTTGCCAACCTGGCACGATATGCCCATGAAAGTAATAAGTACCATTCACTACATGGATATGTGCCACTCGCTCGTTATCCTGATATAGATATCTCTTAGATCCGAAAAATTGTTTTAAGTATTCTTTACGTGCGTTATCTGTCATGATCTACTTCTTAACTTTCACGAATATGTCGTTTTCCATCAGGTAGCACGCATAACGTCCTCTTGGATGTTTCTGAGGTGCATTAAATAAATGTGGCTTCTTTCTTCTTAGCTCAGCCTCTTTACGTCGTTGTCTAGCCATTTCACGTTCTTTGCTCTCTCGTTCCATGATTTTAGATAACACGGTTTCTTTATACTCAGCTAAGCGCATGCCATAAGGTGCGTTTAAAGCTTCTAACAACGCCCAACCACCTCGTACTCTTTTTGCAACCATTCCGGGAGTTAGCCCATTCTTTTTAATCAGTTCATTTTCATGTTCGGTAAATTTATATGGTTTACCGTTAATCTTTACGATACTCATTTATTCCACCTCTATACATTTACTGTTTTAATCCAATCCTCTAATTTGTGTGTGTTGTGATTTCTAGTAAATAGTTCACTTACATTAACACCTAGAGCATCTGCCAATTTATCTAATACATTTAAGTTAACCATCTCAGCTTTTCCGTTTTTATATCCACTAATAGTTGATCTTGATACGCCAGTTTCGTTGTGCAAATCTTGAACACTTACGTTATCTCTAGCCATGATTACTCTTAAATTAGTTGCGAATACTTCGTTCAGCTTCATTTATTCCACCTCTATATACGCATGTCTTATTGTTATGCTGTCATACTTTAGTAATTCATCCGGGTTGTCATCTAAGCGCTTTGCCAGCGTTTCTTTTTCTTTATCCACATCATCAAAATGCTGATATTCAACTTCTGTAAGTATCCTTATATCAATCGTTGCATTTATATATGCTTGTTGTTGCATTAAATCACTTCATTTCTCTTTTTCTTTTACGTCTGACTTTCACTAAGTCCTCATATACCATCCATTCTTGACCTGTGTATTTAGGCGCTTTACATATCCACGTTAAATTCACATCTCTATACTGATATCTGAATATCTTCGCTTTGATGTTGGCAACTTCGGTCGCCTTACCTTTAACGTCTATAACTTCAACCAGTTTCCCTTCCTTCCACAAAGAGAAATCGGCTATATACGTAATCGGTCTTTGTTTCCCAAATTTCGGTTGTAATTCAAATTTCGGTTGTATTTCGATACGATCATAGTTAGTGCCATTCATATTACTTTCTAAATATTGGTAATATTCACACTCTACTTTGCTATCAAATACAATTCCTTTGTACTCAACTTTCTTAGCGTTGTATTTACTCATTGTGCCACCTCTAAATATCAAATATCGTTGCTTGTAATCCTAGTTCTTGCTCATATAGAAGCCCGTGAGCGCCTTTGAATCGTTTTAGGTCACTATCAGTCATAATTTTCTTTTCGTCGCTGAAATAGGCTCCTGTGAGCGAATAAACTTCATTCTCGTTATCTTCATGTTTGATAACCTTAATATCTTCTGTGCCATCTTCTCGGTATAAGTAATATTTTTCTTTCGACATTTTTAACACTCCTTAATATTCGACGATAGCGGATCTTTCTTCTTTTTCTTTCAACTTATCATCAATAAGTTTTTTAAGTTTCTCTTGGTCTCCGTTTGCAAAATCAATCATCTTTTGAGCATATACATCTCTACAATGTAATATTTCTTTTATATTTTGTTTTGTTATTACCATGCATCTCGCTCCCTGAAATCGTCTCCGATTACTCTTACTTTTCTTGCATTGTGTTTCATTCTTGAATTGATACGTTGCCAGTTCATATTTTGATTTAGTTCTTTATCACTAAAGTTAGTTGTAAAGATGTTGTTTTTACCTACTCTGTTATCAACAATGCTGAAAAGTTTGTTTAAAGTATGTTCTGTGTTCTCTACACCCATATCATCTAGTACAAGTAAATCAATATCGCTTAACAATCTGACTAACTCATCTGTAGTCTCAACTGCATTTTTGTTGTATGTTGCTTTGATACGATCCATTAACATTGGTATATGCATAAAAGCAACCGTATGTCCTTTAGCTTTAACTGCTTTTGCGATAGCGTATGCTAGGTGGCTTTTACCAGTTCCGTATGAACCTTGCAATATTAATGATTTTGGCTCTTTTGTAGAGAAGCCTTGAACGTACTCTATTGCTGTTTGTTTAGCTTGTACTTGTTTTTCATTTTGTGGCTTATAGTTGTTAACTGTTGCATCTCTTAAAGACGGATTAACATTTGATTGATTGAAAATATAATCAAGTTTCTTTTGTTTATTCCTTTTGTATTCTTCATAAGCCAATCTTTGAATTTCACATTCGCAACCGTCTTTATATTCATATCCATTTTCAAACTTATATAAGTCATATTGACGCCCACATTTATCGCAATTCTGTCTTAGTATTACTTCGATTGGTTGATACTTTTTTAAACTTTCGTTTATTTTTTCGTTGAATAACGGTTTCATAAGATCCTCCTAGTCCCAATAACTTTCGTCGTACTTCATACGTTCCAATTGATCTATGCCAGTTTCTTTAATCTCTTCGCTATAATCATTCATATAGCTTTCGTTAGTTAAAAACGTTTTAGGGTACTTTTGATATTGTTTGTCTGTAATAGTTTTTAAATATTCTCGAGTACCTTGCATGATTTGCTCAAAAGTATGTTTCTTTAAGCATGATTTGAATTTAATGAAAGACATCTTCTTATCTTTTTTCTTGTTGTAAAGTTTCCACCATTCCTCAAATTGCTCATGCGTAACGTCAGTTGCGCTATTATTTGAACTTAAGTTCTTATCTATATCTTTTTCTTTATCTCTTTCTAATTCTTTATCTAATTCTTTATCTTCTTCTGTTGCGTGACTGTCACGTGACGTCACGTGACCATTCAACAATTTTCTGTTGTTTTCTCGTTGCTTTTGTTTCCTCAATCTGTTCTGCGCCCTGATTTTCTCGAGTCCTTCAATGTTTTGGTGCTTTTCCCAGTTTGTCACTTTTATGACACCATTAACTTTTTCAATCATGCCCAATGTCTCAAAAGTTTGAATTGCTAACCTTATTGAGTTGATAGGTCGGCTAAACTCATTTGCTAACATTTCTTCGTTATACGGCAAGTTTTCAGATAACATAATGTAACCTTGTTCGTTGTACTTTCCTGATAAAGTTAGCAGCTTAACCCAAATAGTTATGATCGTATCTCTTTCGGGTAAAGCTTCGATATATTTGATTTTGCTGTCATCAAACATGCCAACTTTAAGTTTTATCCACGATACTTCTCCCATTGTTTTCTCCTTTCAACATTTTGTTGAGCCTCTCATCAACTTTTATCCACGAGTCATGCAATTGATATTTATCATCAAATGACTTAACGCCAATCGCATGTTGCTGGTTATGATGTTCGCGACATAACGCTAATACATGTTTGTCGTAGTGATTCATCTTATTTCTGTTCATGCCTCTACCGACTGCTTCGTAATGCGCTAAGTCAGCGTGAGGCTTTCCGCATATTACACAGTTGCGGTTAACAGTTGACCAGTATAAGAATGATTTATCTTGTTTCAGTAGATTACTCGTTTTGTAGCTAAGTGGTATGTCATTGTAGAACGTCCAGTCAAGCGTTGCTTCAATGATTTGACTCGCTTGTGTTCTCGTACAATTACTTAGTGAAATACGTTCATCATAGCCGTAGTAAGTCCTTACATACTCGATGAACATATGTCGCATATAGTCCATTGGTTGACCTGTATGTTCTTCTATATCTTTGACAAGCGCAAATATTTTTCGTCGTTGCTTGCCGGTAATTTGAAACGGATCTATAACGTTTACATCTACTTCTACATCAAACCCGTTATCAAGTAGTAATGTTTCTTTATTACCTAATTCGACGCCCGAGATGACAACTGTTGTTGTACCGTCATCTTGAGTGATATAACTAGTAATTATTGGCATCTAATCATTCCAATCAGAACGGTAAGTCAGAAAAGTCTTCTTCGGTATTGTCGAACGGATTATTACCAGTTTGAGTTTGTCCTTGTTGTTGATAATTGTTGTTTTGTTGTTGGTTGTTATTCTTCGGTTCTAAGAATTGAACACTGTCCGCTACTACTTCTGTAACAAACACACGTTGCCCGTCTTTGTTTTCATAACTGCGTGATTGTAAACGTCCATCAACGCCAGCCAATGACCCTTTGGATAAATAATTATTTACATTTTCTGCTTGTTTTCTAAAAGTTACACAGTTAATAAAGTCTGCCTCACGTTCTCCTTGAGCGTTAGTAAATGTTCTGTTAACTGCGATAGTGAAAGTGGTAACACTCACACCATTCGGCGTTGTTCTATATTCTGGATCTTTTGTTAAGCGTCCTACTAATACTGTTCTGTTTAACATTATTGTTTTCCTCCAGTAATTGTTTTTGCGTTGTTTCGTATTTTTTGAATAGCTTCTGCTGCTTGTTTTTCTGTTAATTTATAGTTATTTATGTCGAATTTTTGTTCTACTATATTTTGTGGAGCTTCTTTATCCGTGCCCTTTATCAATTTAGTGAAACTTATAACCTCTTTCCTTAAAATCCCTATAGTTTCGCTACTTGCCCATTGCGTTCTAGTTTGCTGTTTTGGATTATTATTTTTTCCACTTGCTTCATTTCCGTCATCGTCTTGGTCACTAGTAATACCGAAAATCGCAGATAGCGAATAACGTTTAAGATAACTTATTAACGAGCCTGCTCCTTGTGGCGTATTCTTTTCTGCATTCATAAATACAGGATCATACTCGATATATTCACCGCTTTCATGCATAAGCATTGTAGCGACTCCTACGCGCCCGTCTACATCGTTCAAAACCCATTGAGTATAAGACAGTCCATGAGGTGTTGCCGCCTCGTCAATGGCTTCTACAACGTTCTCAAGAGGTACGTATTTTGATTTGAAAAATGGATTATTTTTATCTTTGAGCGGTTGTTTTACTTCTTTACGAAACGCAACCATAGCTTTGTTTATTTCTACAACTGTTTCTGATTTATTCATCACTTAATCACCAGGCTTTCTGTTACCTTTAATTCAACGCCAGGAATATCTTTCCCATCTTTCAAATCATCGATTAGTTGCTTAGAATTAAGTTTCGGGGCTTGTGATAGCCAATAATCCTTTGGAATAAGTTTTTCATCGATAATATTTTTACTAGCCCCGTTTTTGCGCTTGTAAATATGATTAGTAGCTGTGCGGTAACTATCTACTTCCTGTGTTTCTAACATCTCTTTTAAGTAATCTCTTAAACGATCAGTTAAATTTTGTTTTTGTTTTTTTAAATTTTGAAGTCTCTTAATTTCTTTATCTATGACATCTATGTCACCTAAAGTTTCACGTCTCCAATTGACAATGTTATCTACTTTGACGTTCATTTCTGCTTTGATAGAATCTAATGTATCTTTTAGTAATGTTGGATCTAATTCATCTTGATTAGACATCTCTTTAAATGCTTCTGATAGCTCATATAGATTAGCCATTAGTTAATCCCCCTCTACCATTTCATGACTAAGTTAATTAGTCTGTCCTGTTCGTCTGTGTTCTCTTCAATCCATTCATCTATTGCTTGGTTGAATAATTCTGATGCCATATCTAAGTCATTCTCATCTACGACATAAGCATGTTTAATTGGTACGTTGTTCATATCTTTAACTTGTATTGATATGCCCATATGACCTTTTAAAATGAATAGCTTAAAATCGAATCCGTTAACATGAATATTTTTGCGTATGATTTCGCCTATTTCGTAATACATCTTGACTTCCTCCGTTTTTCGTTTTATATTGAACATGAATTAATTTTGTTAATCGTTTGTCACTGTTACTTGTTGGCGCAAGTAGCAGTTTTTTTTATTCTTCATAAAAGTATTCTTTATAGAATATGAATGTTGCGATACTTGCGAATCCTGCAATTGACCACGCTGTAGTGAAGTATAGAAACGGCATTAAACAAATCGCTAAGACTGTGAAACATAGCACTGCTATTAAGTAGCTTTTATAAGTTTTACTCATTTTCTTTTTTTAACTCCTCCATTATTCTCTCGTCTGATAAGTCGTGATAAGGGAATTTTTTTCTAGCTAATTGGACGGGTATTTTTCCTCGTATCGCAATGTATCCTTCGTCTTCAAGCTCTTTATTCAGTTCTCTTATTATTTGTCCTGCTTTGGATTTAGAAACAGATAAAATTACCGCAAGTTCTTTAGCTTGCAAACTATTTTTTATCATATCTATTCCTCCTTTTTATTTTTGTGTTGTGTATAATTTAGTTATCTCCTAGTGAAAGGAGGTGGATAATTATGTTTGAAGGAATGAGATATAAGCCATCTGAATTTGCCGCTGCATATATCCAAACCTTGCCACATGCATTGAAGCTTGAAGACTTTGATACAGATGATGAATTCAAAGAATATCTCGAAAATAGACGTGAGTCTTATTTTTATGAGTATCTAAAGTCTCTTGAATTTGCTAAAAGTTTTTCTAAACGAGAAGATGAAACGATAGAAGAATAATGTGAGTGCATATCGTTTTTTTCTGCCTTTATAACCTTCCACGTCACAACTGCCATTGTGATGAGGAGGGTTGTTTTGTATAACGTGTTCATTTTTAATTCCTCCTATTAAGTTGTTTGTTTTTCTCCTAAAAACTTATTAACAAAGTATTGTTGTCCTTTGCCTGTTACTTTTGGCGTCTTACTAATTGATGTGTGACCGTCTGAATGTGTAATTGATGTTTCCTTAATTTCGAATAACTCACGTTCCATTGAATACTGTGTAGGCATGTTATAATCCACACCCTTGCGTTTAATAAGGAATCCGTTTTGACGTAACCATTCAAACAATCTGCGTTGCCCGATGTTTACACCGTTTTGTTTAATGATCTTTGCTAACTCTCCAACTAAAATTGATGTCTTAGTAGTAGCTACTGCATCTGCAAATACAATTTTTGGTTTGTCGCGTTCAATCTTTGTTTCTAATTGATTGATTGTGTTGTTAGCAATTTTTAAAGCACGTTGCATAGTCATTTCTGGACTGTTCCATGCTTTTTCCACTTGGATGAAGTATTGTCTTGCACGTTTACCCGGTTCACTACGTTGAATCATTGCGATTTCTTTTGCAGTGTCTAGTGTGAGTGCGTGATCAATATAGTGAGTCATATTGCCTTGAGCTGTTGCTCTTTTTTGAGCGATAGCTGTGTAATCTGTATTTTCTTCAAATCCGTATTTAAGCATTCTTGGAAACCAATCTTTATATGCCGTCTTAACTTCTAATGCTTGATGAAGTTCTCGACCGCTGATTGCGATTTCTCCATTTTCTTTTTCTTGTATGTTGAACATTTCGCCGATGTTCGATTTTGTTTGTAATGCTTGCATAATGTTTATGCTCCTTTCGTGTATAATGTTGTTATCTCCCAATGGAAGGAGGTGTATATTATGTTTTGGCATGACTTTGAAAAATATTTCCATAAAGTCCAACCTGAAATTGAAGAACAATTTGGTAATGATAGTGAGTATTTCCGAAATCTTCTAAATGACTTAAAAGAACAAAACACAGAAGAGTTTTCAGAAGAGTTTTTATATTCACTAGCTATGAATGAGTGCTCTAAACGTTATTCTGAAACACTCATTTACAATGTTGCTCGACAGATTTTAAAAGACGATGAGCAGATTCATTAGCGCTTTCTTGATTCTTAATTTTTACGAACTGCTTATTTTCTTGACCTCTTGTTAAATCAAGGGGTTTTTTACTTTTTGAAATCTCTGTATTTTGAATGTGACCTATTAGTTTCTCATCAACTACCTCAAAAATTAGTTTTACTTGGTTGTAAGATAAATCATAATCATGTATTAACTGATAAATTTTCCGTTCTACTGTACTTTCTGATAATTTTAATCTTTTTGTATCATTCATTCGTTACACTCCTTTCGTGTATAATGTTGTTATCAACCTAAGGAGGTGATAAGTATGCATAAGAGATTGCTCACTCAATATTTAGATAAAGAAATCGTTACTTCTTTAGATTTACATTTAATTAATGGTGAAGTTATTAAAGTACAAGAACATATGAAAGATGCTGAAAGCAAAACTCTACACATCATTTATCCAAAAGATAGAGTTGTCAGTTTAGATCATGTTTTGTATTTCGACATTAACGTTAAAGGTGAAAAGAATAACGATAGTCCTTATCCATCTTAAAATCCATAGTGCTTATAGTTATTTGCTATTTGTTGACAGTTATCACTGGCAAGTCCTACCTTGTCAGCTTGGTAACTGTATTGATTATTTACTTCATTTACTAACCGATTCCATTCGTCTCTTGGTATATCTTCAAGAAGTAAGAGAATCATCTTTAATTTTTCTTCGTTCATTTGTTGTTCCTCCTATTAAGTTGTTTGTTTTTGTTCAGTTCTTCAACAACTTTACTTTGAGTGAAGTTAACTTCAAATTTTTTTGCTAACTCTTAGTAAGTCAGCATTAATACCGTAGATGTAAGCTAACGCATAAACCACCATGCTTTTAGGTGTTACATCACCTTTTTCCCACGCAATGTATTGCGCTCTAGAAACCCCTAATTTATCAGCTATTTGCTCTTGTGTGTAATCAAATTCATTTCGTGCACCCTTCAGAGAAAATGCCTCAATTGTATCTGTCATGTTGTCACCTCCTTGTAAGGTATGCATCTAATTTACTACACCAAAAGTAAAGTGTCAACACATAAAGTAAACTTTTTTCTAAAATAACTTTACTTTTTGTAAACTAAATATTATAATTTAAGCAACACTTAAATAAGAAGAGAGGCAACAAAATGGCTAAACAAATTCTTTCAAAGAATTTAAAAAATCTTTTAGAACGAAAAGGCAAAACACAAACAGACATGGCAAAAGATTTAAATTTAAAAGAATCTACTGTAAGTAGTTGGATGAATGCGGTCAAATATCCTAGAAGAGATAAAATCGAATTACTTGCGGACTATTTTGGAGTTATGCCCTCCGACATAACTGATGATAAAAGTATTCAACAAGAAACTATAGCTGGTCATGCAAATAAAGATGAATTTACTCCCGAAGAATGGGAAGAAATCGAAAACTTTATGCAATGGGTTAGAGATAGAAAGAAATAAGACACCAAAGGGGCTTGGCGCATGGGAAGATACGAAGAATTACTTATGAAATGTGAAGTTGAAGTGAAAGAAACACAAAGAGTACCTCGTGGATTCGATGGTTGGTATCAAGAAGGAGAAATTTTTATTAGACCTTCCCTATCCGAAAGGAACAAATTAGAAGTATTATATGAAGAACTTGCCCACCATAAGTTGACGTATGGCAACATTTTAGACCAGTCGAAATTCAACAATCGCAAGTTCGAAAATTACGCAAGACGACACGGCTTTATCTCAGCAGTCCCGTTACGCGAAATTGTAGAAGCTTATAATTATGGCGTACGTAACTTGTATGAGTTGTCTGAGTATCTACAATTAAGCGAAGAATACATATTAGAAGCAATTAATCACTATAAAAAGATATATGGTATTGGAACTCACTATGGCGAGTATTCTATTACATTTGAGCCGTTGAGAGTTTTTAAATATAAAAAATTATTTGAGGAGGACATTTAAATGTCAGAAAAAAAGAAGTGGTATAAATCTACTTGGTTTACAGTCTTAACTTTAATTTTTTTCTTCCCTGTAGGACTATTCCTAATGTGGAAGTATATGAAATGGAAACGTTGGGTTAAAATTTTGATTACTGTTTTAATCGCCATAATAGCTATTGTTAATATAACTAACCCTCCCGAATCAAACAAACAACCCCAGAAAGAATCAACAACAATTGAAGAAAGTAAGTCTACATCGAAAGAGTCGACAACAAATGAAGAAAGTAAGCCTACATCGAAAGAGTCAACAACAAATGAAGAAAGTAAGCCTGCATCGAAAGAAAAATCTGATATAAATGGAAACGATTCTGAAGAATCCTCTTCCGAGGAAAAATCTACAGAAAAAAGAACGACTAATAAACCAACTAGAGAGCAAAAAGCAGCATTAAATAAAGCTAAAACTTATTCTGAAGTGATGCACATGTCTAAAGCAGGTATTTATGAACAATTAACTTCGGATTATGGAGAAAAATTCCCTGCTGATGCAGCTCAATACGCTGTAGATAATCTAAAAGTAAATTATAAAAAGAACGCTTTAGAAAAAGCCAAAGATTACGCAGAGCAACAACATATGTCTACTGACGCTATATACGACCAACTCACATCTTCATATGGTGAAAAGTTCACACCTGAAGAAGCTCAATACGCAGTCGATAATTTAGACAAATAATTTTAAAGGGTACTTAGTACCCTTTTATCATATTCAGTTCCGTTTGAGCCACTGAGAGTTTTCAAATATATGTGGATTAAAGAATTGAAGTATTAATTATGCTTATTTGAAAAAGACGTCGATTTCAGCAGTGTTTGAAAGGAAGTTTATAATGAAAATAACTAATTGCAAAATAAAAAAGAAACTATAGTATACGAAGTTTTAACTAGTGGTAATCAACCATTCACTTATGAGTTACCTAAAGATTTATCGTCACATAATGCGCGTAAATACTTGGAATTTATTTCACAAAAAATAGATGGAGATAAGTTAACCAAAGAAGATTCATTATGATTTTACTAATCAAAAAACGCCTACAAGTGTAGACGTTGAATGGTACATCTATATACTATTCAGACAATCCAAACCGTACATTGAACTTGTCTGATGTAATAAAAAATGTCTATACTGATAAAAATCAACCATTGAGAATTAATCTAGAAAAGATTATAGATTTGAGGAATATAAGCACTCATTTGGTTACAGAGGATTATGAAACAGTTTATGCTCCTTTTTTCCAAGCTAATATTTTAAATTTTTCAGAACAACTACAAAAATTCCATAATATAGATATAACTCGTAAAATCCCGCAAAACTTTTTAAGTTTATCTGTAAACATGGATATATTAAACAATGATGAAATACGCGGGAAGTATTCGCCAGTCATTGCCGAAAAATTAATAACTCAAAAAAATGATTTAGCAGTTACACAAGAAACAAATAATTCTAACTCTTTAGTAATTCCTTTGCAAAACACTATAATTATTACTAAAAATCCAAAAAACGCTGATTTTTCTGTAAATGTTTCAAGTGATTCGGAAAATGACGCTAAAATATTAAGAGAGTTAAAAGACCCTAACGATAAGTACACATTGAGTTTTAATAATGTGATACAAGGTATCAACAAACAGTTAAAAGCTAAAAATTTAGAGTTTAACTACTTTGATAAAAAAGATGGAAAAAATGAATTTAATAACTATACTTTGAGTTTAATTATAAAATTCTACAATTTGAAAAATGACGACAAATATTCTTATCATTTCGCAAATGTCACTAGATATTCTCAACAAATTGTGGATTTCATAGTTAAAGAAATTAAACATGACCCAAATATAATAAATAATATAAAAAAGGCAAATAAAAAAAGATAACCCCAGGGTCATAGGAATTCTCAGCTTTCGCCTACCCCCATTCGGGGACCCAGAGCTAATCCTTCTCGAGTTATCTTACTTTTATTATAAATTACGTTGACAATCATTTCAAGGATTTTTCACGGGTAGCCCGCCTACCCTTATTATTTTTTGCCAATTTTGAGGAGGGAGAAGCAAAATGCCAGTATATAAGGATGATAATACAGGTAAATGGTATTTTTCTATTAGATATAAAGATGTATACGGTAATAACAAACGAAAAATGAAGCGTGGGTTTGAACGTAAGAAAGATGCCAAACTAGCTGAAAGCGAATTTATACAAAATGTTAAATATGGATACTCGGACAATCAACCCTTTGAATATATATTTTTTGATCGTTTAAAAAATGAAAATCTTTCTGCACGCTCAATAGAAAAGCGAACTACAGAATATAATACTCACATAAAAGAAAGGTTCGGAAATATCCCTATTGGCAAAATCACTACTACGCAATGTACTGCTTTCAGGAATTATTTGTTAAACGATGCAGGTCTTTCTGTTGGCTATGCACGATCTGTGTGGGCAGGTTTTAAAGCAGTTATCAATTACGCAAAAAAGCATTACAAGCTCTTATACGACCCCACATTATCGGTAACTCCTATTCCTAGAACAAAACCACAAGCTAAATTTATCACTCGTGAAGAATTTGATGAAAAAGTAGAACAAATCACAAACGATACTTCTCGTCAGCTAACTAAACTGTTATTTTATTCTGGTCTTAGAATAGGCGAAGCTTTAGCTTTGCAGTGGAAAGATTACGATAAAATAAAAGGCGAAATTGACGTAAATAAGAAAATCAATTTAAGTAATAGAGAAATTGAATATAATCTAAAAAAAGAAAGTTCTAAAGGGATAATACCTGTACCAAAATTAGTTAGAGAGATGCTTAAAAACATGTATAATGAATCTTCTAAAAGATATAAATATTTTGACGAAAACTATTTTATATTCGGGGGTTTAGAACCTATTAGATACATTACTTATTCGTATCATTTTAAATCTATATTCCCGAATCTAAAAATACACCATTTAAGACACTCGTACGCTAGCTATTTAATTAATAATGGTGTAGATATGTATTTATTAATGGAATTAATGAGGCACTCTAACATTACAGAAACAATTCAAACGTACTCTCATTTATATACTGATAAAAAACATCAAGCTATGAGCATATTTGATTAA